CCGTCCTCTTTGACAATGGGAGCCTTGCCGTCGTCGCGGATAGGCATAACATTAGCCCAAAGAGTTTTCTTGCTCATAAGGAATTTTGCGTTACGGTCATAGCCACCAGGCAACAGCCCGATACCCTCGGTAATATCAACATTAGCAAGGGACGCACCAGCCCAGGCAATACCGCTAACATCGTCCGTCCAGGTACGAGCGTAAGCAACGCCTTTCGGCTCGGAGGTACCATTGCCGTTTACAAGGTAGTCCTCTACCTTTTCGGCGAGCGCCTCGGTGAGCATATCAACGAGCCAACCCTCGAAAGAGTTAATACTCATAGTACGGACGGTTGCGGAAATGCGGATAAGCTTAACGATTTCGTAGCCCGCAAGAGAAACGGTAACGAGGGTATCGTCGCTTGCGTCAATAGCCGCGTTTTCTGTATGCTTTGTTGCGGCGTTTTTAGTACCCTCAACTGCAAAATTGACATTTCCCGCAATGTGGAGGAGTGTAACCTCATTCAAAAGCGGGACAATCTGTTTCAACTTGCGGATAATTTCATTTGCCGTCTGCGTAGGAATAGCACCAGGCACATCGGAGCTGTCAATAGCTCTGCGTTCCTGGTCGGTCAACGCCTTACCCTGGAGGTTTTTATAAAAGGCGTTGCGGTATTCCTTTTCTCTCTGTTCGTCGCTTTCGCCGCGGGTTGCGATAGGATTATCAATAACCGTTGCGGGAACGGTGCCGAGGTTAATACCCTCAATGGTAGCCTTTCTCTTTTCGAGTGCGGCGTTTTCCTCGTCGAGTTCGCGGAGTTCCTTTTCGATAGCGTCGAGGTCTACCTTTTCGGAGCCCTCGAGCTGTGCGCGGAGTTCCGCTTTTCTGTCGTAAATTTCTTTCATTCGTTTAACAATGTTCATAATTCTTTGCTCCTTTTTGATTTTTTGATTTTTGTTTTTAGCATAGGGTTTTTGCGATTAGCATTTGACGGCGGCGGCGTTCCTCCAACTCCTTAAACTCTCTCTCGTGCTCCGCCGAGAAAAAGTCCCTTGCTGTCGTAATGCTTGTATCATTATAGGCGGGAAAATCCACCGCCGATACATCATAAAGTTTTTTGATTTTGAGAATTGTACGGGTGTGTGTGTCGCGGTCGTAGCTATCCTCTTTGACGATAAACGAAAAGCTCATTTTATCAACGCGCTTTTTCTCAATGTCGCGGTGTAAATTGCGGTGCCGCTCGTCCTCTTTGTCGAGGTGTCCCTCGATTTCGAGCCCCTGCGGCGTAATTTGGTATGTAAGCGAATTATTGCGTGTACGGGCGTACACGGTTGCGTCGTTGGCTCCGTGGTTTCTGTTTAAGATAAAGTCGCTCATATCGCAACCGTCAAGAGCTCCGCTTGCGATAACCTCTTTATACTCCACTCCGTCAAACTCGCAAATAACGGTCGGAGTATTAAATACAATAGGCATACCGCGTACTACGAGTTCGTCGCTTTCGCTTACGGGCGTATCAAAGCTTGCGATGTTTCTATATTCTCGCTCGTTAGGTTTATAAGGCATTTACTCGTCCTCCTCTCCGTTTGTATTATTTTCGGGTGCCGCAACGGGTGCGGCTCCGTCGTCGCCCTCCGCTTTCGGCTCCTCGGTTTTTGTTTTTTCTCCGAGCTGATACTCGTCTGCCTTTTCGGCATTAACCATATTGAGCGTTTGTACGCGGCGTTTGCCCTCCTCGCCGCCAATAGGCGGAAAGCCGAGAGTTACCAACGCCTGGTCGAGCATTAAGCCGCCGATTTCGGACAGATATTTAACTGCGGCGAGCTTGTCGGACAGTTTCGCATACTGCAACTTGTTACCCTCCGCCACAATTTCGTTACCAAAGCCCCGCTCCTTTTTTGTGAAAAAGCAATTTGTAAATGCTTGCTGTATCTGCATAAGGAACGGCTTAACCTCGCCCTCGTAAAAGTCGTCCTCTTGTTCGGGCGTGGCTTTGTTCTGCACGATATTTTCGTTTGTGCCGTAATAGTCGTAAATTTCGCTTTTGATATAGGCGAGCTGTCCTTGCGGTATAGGTGTCTGCTTGTCCGATATAGGCGTATAGTCGTATTTGTTGTCCGTTACGATAACGCCCGCTCCGTTGTTCTCCATTTTGAGGTTATCTCGTATAAAGTCGTCGCGGCGGGCTTTCAAGTCCTCCGTTTTTGTGGAGGCTTGCACCTTTAAGATACCGCGGACGATAGCGACAAGCTCGGCAAATTTGCTCATACTTTGGTTAAAAGTGTTTGCCGTCTGCAATACGGGCATAATTGCCTCGTTGCTCGAGCCGAAAACATCGTTATCCGCAAACATAGAGCCGATATGTATAATTTCGCTATACGGGAAAGTGTACGACTTGCCGTTATTAAACTTAAAACGGCAATACATTTCGCCCGCGTGTTCGAGTAGCTGTATTTCCTGGGCGTTTACAACATACAGCGCCTCGAGCTGTCCTCTGCTACTCCAAACGGGATATACAAATGCGTTGTTATATAGTTTGTACTGCACCGCAAGGCGATAATAAAACTTATACGCCGTAGTTTGCGGGTTTGGTTGATATTGCAAGATATTGTTATAAACGGAGTCCTCAATATCGAGCATTTTACCGTCGCCGCGGCGGATATGCCGAGGCTGTACGGTTGCCGCTCTGCGGGCGAAAGAGTGAATAGCCGCTCGCACGGTATTAACCTCCCAGGCATTGCCCGAAAACGGTATAAAATTACTTTGATAGCTGTTTAATAGCTTATACTCGGTATATCCCTCTCCGCTTTGAGGTCTTTTACCGAAAATAGCCTCAAACAGCCCTCTTTTTTCTGCCATTCTTTCACCCCACATTGTACATAAAGTCGTCGAAATATTTTACATAAATTACCCAGGCATTTAACAAAGATACCGCGCCGTCAATTCGGCGCTTATCCGTGATTTTTACGGGCTGAATATTATTTAACCCGCTCTTTTTAACCGCTGTATTTGATAAGCACCAAACAAGCATAGGGTTATCGTTGTAATTAACGATTTTGTCGGCAAGCGCCGCTCCCATTTCTCGCATAGGTTGGCTCCAGGTAAAAGCTCCTTGCGCTACGGGCTCCATTGTAAAGCCGTTGCTTTTCATTTCGTCCACCCAATAGCCCGCTAACGCTCTGTCATAGCCAATTTTGAAAGCTGTTATTTCGTGCTCGTCGCGCATTTGACAAAACCACGCCGTAACATCACTAAAATTAACTCTGCTACCCTCGCAAATAGTAAGCAAGCCTCGCTCCGCCCATAATCTGTACGGTGCCTCGTTTGTGTTTTTCTCCTCGAGGTGTTCGACTCTTGCTTGCGGTAAAAAGTATTGTTGCAAAACATATACGGTCTTGTCGTTTGGCTTTCTTATTAGCAGAGTAGCCGCCGTTAAGTCCGTAGTAGCCGAGAGGTCGCAACCGCCGATAGCGTAGGTATTGTAAACCTCCGACATATCAAAGGTCGCGGCGTTTTTAATCTCGTCAAACGATAGCCAAACATTGCTCTCGTTTTCGCGTATGTTAAAGTCTTTGCATAAAACGCCTGGTAAGTCTGCGGGCGAGTTTTTCGCCCTCTCAACAAAGTTTGCAAGCGTTTTATATTGCTTAATCGCTCCGAGCCCTGGGTTTGCTTTAATCCACATTTGCGGGTTAGTCCACTCGTCGCGGTTATCAAGCTCATACAGCACGGGCAAAAATGTATCGTCCTTTTTCTTTCCGTCGGCAAGGTCGCAAGCAAGCTCGTACATATTGTCGAAAATGCACTCGCGTACCGTTCCCGCTGTCGTTATCATAACTACAAGCGGTTGTCTGCGGCTCGAGGTCGATTGTTTCATAACCTCGTATAAGTTTCTGTCCCGTATAGCGTGGAGCTCGTCTATAATAACGGCGTGAGAGTTCAAGCCGTCGAGCGTGTTTGAGTCGGAGGCTAACGCCTCGAAAATCGAGGAGGTAGCCGAAAAGTAAATGTCATTACGCCTCTTTTTAACAACGGCGCGTAGCTCGGGCGACTGCTTAACCATATTCACCGCCTCGGTGAGTACCTTTTTTGCCTGGTCTTTTTTTGTCGCAACCGAGTATATTTCTGCCGCTCCCTCGCAATCCGCTATAAGCATATATAGCGCAATGCCCGAAAGTAGGGTAGACTTGCCGTTTTTTCGTCCGCATAAAAACATAGTTTCACGGAAACGGCGGTACCCCGTGTCCTTTTCAAGCCAACCGAAAAGGAGCTGTATATATGCCTTTTGGAAAAGCTCGAGTTTAAGCGTCGCTCCGATAGTTCCTTGTGATTGTTTGCAAAAAGTTTCGATAAACAGTATAGGACGCTCGCCCGCGTCCTCGTCGAAATAATACGGGGAGCCGTTGTCGTCCATTTCCTTAACGAGCCGCTCGTAAACCGCCTTAACTCGGCGGCTTGTGATAATGTCGCCGCACTCTATGCGGTCGTAGTATTCTTTAACCCAATTCAAGCCTTTTTCGCCGCCTGGGTGGGTTTCATTGCAAAGGTCATAAGCGCTTGTCCCGCCGCCTCTGCCTCTACGGGAGGTAAGGACTCGTTAAGCTGTTTTATCGTTGCGTTATAGTTCTTAACCATAGCGTTATATTGCTGTAAAAGAGGGTGCGCCCGCTCGATAGTGTAGGAGCCCTGCGGCATTTTAACCACGAGCCCGTCCGCGGCTATTTTGTCCTCCATATCCTCGAGAGAAACGAGCATATAAGCGGCTCTCTCGATAAGCTTTTTTGTAATTTCGAGCCTATCTTTTGGCAAATTCTTATACAGTTTCGTTATTCTTTTTTGCTCTTTTTTTATTCGCGTATATAATGTATCGTCCACTTAAAAACTCCTTTCTTTTTTCGTTAGGGAGGGGGGTTATACACACAAGGGGCGGTCATAAAAGGGGCTTAAACACGGTTCATTAAAACAAACCTCAAGTATTTTTGACGGGGGGAGTATTGCTCGAGCTTTCGCTCTCTCGTACCTCGATAGCAACAACATTTATTGCACAAAGTACGAGCTTGCTACCCTCTACCGTGTCAAGTATTACCGTGCCTTGTTCAAGTGCGGACGCGAGCCGCTCCTCAAAGTCGTTAGCCGAAACGATAACCTCAAAGGTCAGCGCTCCGCTCTGCGTATATATAATTACCTCGCAAGTTTCAGCTTGCATTTACTGCCTCTCTTTCTACAAGGTTTCCCTTGTCGTCAAACATCAAGCCCGCCGCTGTCGGTGCTTGTCCCTCGTGCTCGATAGCGTGGCACTCTCTGCACAATAGCTCGAGGTTGTCCTCCGATAGCGTTATGCTCGGGTTGTCTATGTTCTGCGGCGTAATGTACCGCTTATGGTGTACTATCTCTCCAGGCTTTCCGCACCGTACGCATAAGCCCATATCTCGCTTGAATATATAAGCCCTGGTATCGCGCCAGGCTTTGCTTAAATAAAAGCTCTTTGCAAAGTCTTGCATAACAGCGTCCCGCCCTCTCCGCCGCGTATTGTTATGTCTACTCCCGACATACGCAAAAGCGAGCCGCATTTCTGCCGCCCGCTTTTGGTACACTTTTTACGATACAAGTATATCACGGCAAAAATGTAATTTCTAT